TGGAAGGCTTACCAGTAATGCCCGTCCAAGGCGCCGTATCCGAGAGTGCCGCATGGTCGCTAATCCCGTCGTTATTGCTATCATAGGTGGACTTAAACATGTCGCCCCCACCACCAGCACCGGCTGCCATCCCACCGTAGGCGATCACGTCCCAATCGGGAGAGAAAGTCGCAGGAATAAACAACAAATGACAGCCGTATGCAGTCGTTCCTGCTGTAGCCCCATCTTTTGATCCTTGCGCCAGCGAGCAGTAAATCGGTGGAGTCGCAAATAGCCCGGCTTGCTGCACCCAATACATTAAATTGTTAGAAATCTGCTCCACTTGCAGCTTAACGCGAATGACTGCGCCCGAACTTACAACGAGTGGCGTAATATTATGTATATATATTTGAGCAATATTAGGCGTCGAAGTGAAAGTGTCTTTTACAACACCGTTGACGTATAGCGTAAGCGTATGAACTGCTCCCGCGTTCTGTGAGAGAACGTCCATGCCATATTGATCAATCCAGCCTCCAGAATTGATCGTCCACTCGTTGTAGACTGTATAGCTAGCACGCAGGCTCTGCGTCACCGGCGTCCAGGCCGGCAGCAGGTCTTCTTCGGAGCCGCTTTGTTGTGGGGCTGGTCGATCGCTGGTCGCCTTGTTGGCAACCATAGTCCAGTCGCCATCGCGGGTCAGGTCCCGGTTGGCGAAGCTCTGCGGCGGCCCGGTATAAGGAACCCAGTTCATATAGGCCGGTGCGCCAGTGATCTTGCTCCAGGCTAGACTGTCGCAGGTGTCCACCACGTTGTTGGCGTTGGTATCGTAGACGCTCTTGAGCATGTCGCCAGTCCCTTGGGCGACCAAGTCAACATAGGATTTGTTCGCGGCATCGGTGGATGTAGACGGGTTCCCAACATTATTAATCAGAAAGTTCCCTAGGCTCAGGTTGGCGGCCATTGCCACCGTGCCGTCACTTTTGATGAATTTGGCGCCGTCTGCGAGTTTAGAAGTCTGGATAGCGGCTGCGGCTTGAATTTGTGCATCGGCAATGCTTCCGGGCTGAATCTGAGTAGTACCACGAATCTGTGTGCTAGCCATATAGCTCCTTTAGGGTTGTATATAATCTATGCTCAAGCTGTCGCCAGGCTGCGGAGCTTGTAAGAATTGAAAAGACTGGCTTCCAGTCTCGGAATAATCATTGGTGCGACGTTGCCGTAGTCCGTTTAAGTAGACCCCGAGCAAATTCGGCATGTAGGGATTAGCACTGGTATAAACCTGGTTAGAACCGTCGATTAGCCCTGCCGGCGTCTCGCCCCAAACAGTTTGGACTGCTCCACCGCTCCCAGATGAACCAGGTGGACCTTGCGGTCCCATCGGGCCTGGTGCACCTGTCGGAATTAAAAAACTAAGGACCGCATCATTAGAAGTACCGGTGTTTGTGACCTGAGCACTGCTGCCGGGAGCTCCGGTCGATGTTATCCCCACATTGATAGTTGCTGCCAAACCTTGCGAACCCGTCGGCCCGGGCGGACCAACCGGTCCGATCGCGCCTGCTGAACCGCTCGGCCCTTGAGCGCCGGTCGGCCCGGGCGGCCCAGTCGCTCCAACCGGCCCTTGCGCCCCAGTTGGACCGGCTACACCGATTCCAGTCGGGCCGGGATCGCCTTTTGGCCCTTGCGATCCAGTCGCGCCGGTTATGCCCTGCGGCCCGGTTAAACCTTGTGATCCAGTCGCACCGGTTGCTCCCTGCGGACCGCTTGGACCGGTTGAACCTGTGGCACCGACATCACCGCGTGGAATGGTAAAATTTAAAACAAGCGCACTAGGCGTTCCGCCACTGATAACCGAAGCACTGCTGCCTGGGGTTCCTGTTGTTGTCGTGCCGACGCTAACAGTTGCACCCGGGCCGGCCGGACCCGGCGAACCTGTTGGCCCCGCTGGACCTTGCGCACCGGTATTGCCCTGCGGACCTTGAATACCTGTTAGACCAATCGGCCCGATCGGCCCAGTCGGTCCTTGCGACCCTTGTAAACCTTGTGCGCCCGCAGTCCCAGTCGGCCCCGGATCGCCTTTTGGCCCTTGCGAACCAGTGGCGCCGGTTGCGCCGGCAACTCCTTGCGCACCGGTCGGCCCGGCAACTCCTTGCGCGCCGGAGGGCCCAATTGGTCCTGCCGCACCAGTGAGACCCTGCGGACCAGTTGGTCCAGGATCCCCTTTTGCGCCTTGCGGACCAGTCGGACCCGGTATACCTGCCGGCCCGGGCGGTCCCGGCAGACCCACACCCGCACTTAAGACAATCGGCGGACTGGGTTGAGAAATAACAACACCCAGATCGAACTCAGGATTCTGAACTACGATCGGACTCGGAGTGGCAATCGTGACATCCAGATTAAGCTCAGAATTCTGGATCGTAATCGAATCCGGAACGGCAATCGTGACATCCAGATTAAGCTCAGGATTCTGGACGATAATCGAATCCGGAGCTGGAAGAACGACCTCCAAACTCAATGGTTCGATCGGCATATCACGGAGGAAATGGCGGCGAATCCTGGACGATCAAAGGGCCAGCAACAACAACGTCGGAATTGTTTTGTGTACTTTGCTGGCGCAAATATTGCCAGCGGTAATCGGCGCCTGAAACCAGGTTTTTAGTGTCCGAATCGCTGAAAGTAAAAACGGCAACACCGCCGGCCAAATCCCCGCTCGGCGTTTTATTGGATAGAACTGGATCAGCATTCCCGCTGGAAAGATCCGGAATAATGACTAAAGCCAACAGATCCTGACTGATATCAATAGGGGAGTTGTCCGGGTTCTGGACCGTGATTTTCTGAATCCATTGCCGGTTACGAAAAATCGAGATAGAAACATTGAACGGATCAGAGCTTTGAGTGCTCATGAGCTGGGCTCAGATGAAGCAAAACTTCCAACTACCGGTGTGACTTGTTCTTTGATTTCCTCACGGACTCGAATCTGGCGTTCCTCGATCCGTTTAAGAATCAAAAGAATTTCATCCAATTTTTCTTCAACGATCATTTCTCAGGTCAATAAAACGCGCACCTTAAACTGCGAATCGACCGAGCCCGCATTGGTCACGAAAAGTTGCGTCACATCGAGGGTAATCGGATTGGTGGTGCCTTGCAGCGTTCCCCAAACCACTTCCTGATTGGCCGCTAGAGAAAAGGTTTGCGCCGGGCTTGATGAACTATTGGTTTTAACGGTCAAAGCTTGAGAACTCCACATCATGAAGCTTTGCATGGCTGTAATCGTCCAGGACAAGGTGATCGGCGAATTGGTCGCTCCGGCAGTAATGGTGCCATCAAAACCTTTCTCGGTTTGGCCGGCGTATTTGTTTATCACGGTTTGTACGTTCCCGCCTTCGTCAGCGTACCCGGTCGTAATTGAGTGATTAAACATGGCTATTCCTTAAGGAGCGATCAATGGGAACATGGTCGCGGTTATGGTCGCTTTTTGCATCGCTTCACGGCTAGCTTGATATTCCACGCTGCGGCAAATAACCAAACCCGCACTTGTCGCTGGCGGCAAAATGATGTTGGCGATTATGATTTCCTTACCGGCGACGACTGTGAATCCGGCAAAAGTTTCGCCTTCGATTGTGATTTCGCTGCGCGGATTATAACTGACCACCGCGATTGTTTCCCCCTGACCACTTTTTTGCTCGAATACGTCAGTCGTATCGTTTTGCCGATAACTTGACATCGACATTCCGCTCATTGTCGCGCTAATGCCCCAGATATACCCCATGCCAGGAGGATAAATTGTTGCGGCCATATTTTTCTTTAAGGAATTGTCAACCTGCCGACCAGATAGAAGCCGAACATATAAGATCGAACGAGGTCATTTGTTTTCTTTTCTCCAGTTCGTACCGGCCCGAAATACACTTTTTCGTAATAGCTTTGAGTACCCGTCCACTGGCCGTAATTAGGTAAAGCCGTCGAAATCTGGCTGATTAAAGTTTCATGATCGACGTCGGTACTCTGACCGACCTGGGTTTCAAGCGTTACGTCCAAAGCGACTTTGGCAACGCTGTAACGTCCGTCCGGGATATAGGTTTCATCCAGATGCCCCGCGACGATAACGATCGGGCGGGCGATTTGTGGATCGGATACATCGCGCCGGACTGGTACAGGCGCCATTTGCGGCGTCAAAATATCAATTAGGAATTGTTCGGCAACCTCGGTCATCGTCTGAATCCGGCTTGTTTCTTAGCGTCTGCCAGGCGTTTAGCGGTAAAGCTTTCCATATCGGCTTTGATCAAAGACAATGCTTTATCCTTGGCCTGGTGAGTGCTCGGACAATCCATGCCGCGGGCTATCGCGCTAAGCGTGTAAACATCGTTCGTATAAGTGTGCGATTCTTTGACATTGGTTTTAGCCAGAACTGAGCGCGGATTGACATTAGCCGCACCTGAAGCCCCGAGTTTCTGCGCGAGCAATAAAAATGATACTCGATGATAGCCGCGCGATCGGATTTTCGCCCGCAGCAGTTTTTTGGCATACTGGCTGATGATTTTATCAGCTTTACTGATAGTGCGTTTGCCGCCTGCACCACCTTTCTGGCGTACCCGGACTGTACCCAGATTCTTCAGATCGATGCCTTTGGCTTGGAGCCGGCGCACAGTCAGTTTGAGCAGCATTCCGTCTTTCTGCATATCGGCCTCGATTCGTTGCCGATCGGTCGGCGGCAGATTCTGGAACGCTTTAAAAGCGAAATCACGGGCTTTCTGATGAATGATATCTTTGCGAGCCGTTTTGCGTACCGCGACGTAGCGCTCAAAAGAGCGGTTCCAATCCCGCATATCGACTTTAACGCTCATCCGCTTTTCTGTGCCAGGATTTGAGTCGCTGTAATCTGCCAAGTCCCCATATTTTGTTCGATCGTCTGGATTGCGTAGTTCAGGCCACGGAAAATAACGGCACCGTCAACTACCGGTGCAGGATAACCAAAAATCGGATAATAAAGGGTAACGCCCTGAATCTGGTTCGTCCCGCCATCACCGTAGCCCATCGAGAGCATCACATTAGGACCCATGGTGATCGGGATCCCGTCTACACCCTGAATAGTGGCAGTCTCGGCGAAAACTGCTTGCAGCTCGCCGAAAGCCGCGGCGACCTGGTCACGCATCGACATTTATGTAGTATCCAGAACCGGATCTTCAGCAAACGTTTTTGGCGGGCGCCCTCTACGTTTGGGAGCTTCAGGGGCATAATACTGGTGCAACGCCGGCACGGGATTAGAGAAAAGCCAGCCTTCAATAATTTTATGCTGGTGTCCGGCCTCAATCATTACGTTTTCGGCATCCGCATAGCTTGGCCCGATATAGAGATTGATCAGGTTCCCGTCCTGATCCATTCCCGCGCTTATTATAATCGTTGGCATCCAACAAACCTAGTTGGGGTTGCCACCAGCGTTCTGGACCAAAATCGCGCCATGTCCGGTGACGCCCTTCGCGACTCCATACATCCAAGTAAGACTAACGTTGAGTTGGCCGCCCATCATATCGTAATATTCACGATATTGAATAGTCAGGCCCGAATCCGGGTCGGCGACATTTTCAACCGTACCGGGCAGACTGATATCGGGAACTTCCGGCACCCGGGCTGCCATCACTAAAGCCTCTTTGGCACCGAAAAATCCAGCCAGAGAGTTGGCGGTGTTAAGTTCCGCATACTCAATAATTTGCGTAAATCCCGCCAATCCATCGATTGTGCCGCCAGATAAATCCGGTTTCGCAGACCCGAAATTGAATTGCGAGATTACTCCCGTATCCTGGGCGAGTGCGGCAAAGACGGTTGGATTCACAACACCAAACCGGTTAATGCTGGCACCATTTGTCACCAACAATTGGCGCATCGCCGTAACGGTGTGTCGATTCGAATTCTTGGGATCGACAATCTGATAAGTAGTCGTGAAATTGGTTGGCGTGACCAACGCGAAAAGGTCAATCAAGAGCTGGCGCCCGAGACTGTAAGCAAGTGCCTGTTTCTGTTCAGTCGGCAAATCACGCGGTGTCGAAGACATTTCCGTATCGCTGAAAGCCAGTGTCGCGAATTTATGTTTATTGATGACCACGGGCACATCGGTCGTTGTCGCCGCGTCTTGAGCAGCATAACCAGTACCGGCCGCCGCAGGCGAAACATAATCGTGCGCCGGCGGAGGAGTGACCACGCGTGAAATAACGGTTTCGTTAAGCAAAACCGCTTGGTCACTGAAATTCGTAGTGATTTGGGTAATGACCGGAAATGTTTTTTTCAAAAATTGGATCGTATCCAGTACAACCAAAGTCGGGCTTAAGGTTCCTAGGCTGTTTGCAGGCATAAAAAGAGAAAATTGTTAGGAGTGTTTGCGAATGAATCAGTTTTTCAATTTTTGAAGCTCGCCGTACAGACGTTTGACTTCGTCTTTGTTTCCGGTCCGATTGGCTTCATCGAGAGCTTCAGTTAATGCCAATTGATTGGTCGATTTGGGTCCATTACTCGATACCGGCAATGGTTTGCCGCCTTGAGCAGCAAGAAATTCGCGTGCCTTCGCCGAGACGCTCTTTTGTTCTTTTTCAAGCTCGGCAATTCGATTTTCGGCTGTAACGAGCTTTTTTTTCAATTCATCGCGCTCGGTGTTCAGCGCAACAATCGCTTCGTCGGCTGCCTGCAGGTGCGAACTGCTCCAGCTTACAGTTTTGTTCTCGTCGAGTTTTTTCGCGATCCCGAAACTCGTCAGGCAGGTATCCAGATCACTATTGAGTTGGCCGATACGGGTTTCCTGTTCGGAAATCGTTTTTTCAAGACCTTGGATTTGCGCATCTTGATTTGCGATTAATTCCAAGGCCGAATCCAAGGTTTTCGGTGTCATTTCATACCCGGAAATGTCAACCGACTTGCGTTTTCGAAATGCGCTTAAGAAGCTCATTGTAGGCATCTTCAATCAGGCCAATTTGATCGATCAGGTTAAGGCCGAGCGCTCGCTGGCCTGAATAAGCGCCGGCTTTTAATTGAGAGAAATCAAGTTGCCGATAATTGGAGACGTGATTCTGAAATGCTTCGGCAACATCGTTGACGCTCTGTTGCAGATAGGTGCGCTGCTCATCGGTCAGGCTCGGACCGTACATCGTCGGTTTGAGATCGTCACCGGCGGAATAAATCGGATCGAATTTCAGTCCGGCTTTATCCCAGAGTTTTTGTTGATCGACCCAGGGGATAATCACGCCGATTGACCCCACGTCAGCCGATGATGTCGCCATCAGGTAATCGCACCCGCTGGCCAGATAATAAGCGCCACTGGTCATCAGCGAATCACTAAATGCGATCTTCGGAACTTCGATTGCCGCAATCTTGGCCGCGCATTCCGGACAACCGGTCGCCATGCCCCCGGGTGAATCGAAAATGAAAAGGATCCCTTGAGCGTCTGCGTCAATCGCATCATCAATTGCGTTTGAGATATCCAGATAATCACATCCCCCACAAAGGTTCTCGAGCCAGGAAAGTCGCTGCCCCAGAATGCCGCTGACTGTGATCTGTGCTATTCGATCTTTCGCCTGGCTAATCGGCTTTTTAGCGTCATCGTTCTGGGGAATTTCCGCGATTACACTCAAGTTTTCCCGGGCCAGTTTGGAATCAATGAGGCGCATGACCGCGGCGTATCCGCCAGGGGTAATCAGCCACGGATGCATCGTTATTTTCTCCAGTGTGCGCGCAAGTTTCATAGTTTCACATTCAAAAGCGGTAAGAGTTGGCTGATCAGGATCAGGACAAAAATCAAGATCAGAATAGCTCGCGCGATCTGTGCGAATGGTGCGGGTAAGGGAAAAAGATTAAGTGCCCACCAGATCAGCCAGAAAATCAACCCAAGGATCAGAATGATGATCAAGAGATGGATGAGTAATGGAATCATAGGTTTTAATCGACCGGTTCCTCTTTATCAGGACCGCTCCCCGAACTCCCGAATCCGCCGCCTGCCGCGACCGGCTGAGTCGGTTCATCCGGGATTTCCACACCCATTTCCTGTTCAACTTGCGCTTTGATTTTGATCTTAAGCGCTTTGTGGCGGTACAACCGTTCTAGATAGAGTTCGTAAGGACCAACTCCGCGCGCTTCGACGGTTTCTGCGGCATCCATCAGATCGTTCTGAACTTCCATGACCTCGGCTTTACTATCCCGACCGAAATCGACCGTAATCCGTTGCGGCAAGGTAAAATTCCACATCCACCAGGCTTCATTAGCCGGAATCCGGCCGATCTTGGTAGCTTTAGCGACCGCATACTGGACGCAACGCCTGGCCACCCGGCGGATCAGCGATTGGCGATCCTGAATGATACGGTTAGCCCGGGCCAAAAGCCCTCGCGCCTGCGCTCCTCCCAAATCGCCTTCGCGATCGACCAGATAGAACGGCCAGATCGGATCGATTAAAAACCGCGACAACTTATCCATGAACTGATGCCATTCGTTCGGCGGCCGGTTAAACTGGAATGCTTCCAGTTTGTTCCCGTTTTTCGGATTCAAATATTTGATTTGCGATCGTTCCATCCATTCAAGGGTTGTCGATCGCTTGCCGGTAATAGATGGCGGATTAGTCTGTTGCTCTTGATTTGCGGTATCGGCAATTGCCGATCCGTTAGCCATGAGTGAAAGTCGATTCTGCGGATCAGTCGGATCCAGGCCGGCCAAATCGTTATACTCAAGCAAATTGATTCGGCTGGCATTCTCCAGAAAATCTTGCTCGTTCGACAGCAGACTAAGAATCGAACGTCCCTGATCAATTCCGTGTGCGGATGTCGGTGTAGCCCTAGTCTCATCGCCCATATCCATTTCCCGGACCCGGATCATGTCGTTAGCGGCAATCAGATCGTCATCGGCGGGATCATCCATCAGAACCGAATAGGCGATTGCGCGACCCTGCTTATTTTTGACAACGCCCATTTCGCATTTGTAGCCGACGTATTTGCCACCAAACGCCAAACCGGTTAGCACGTTATCCTTGTTTAATGCCCCATGCGCGCGCGGTTGCGCCACCTGATAAACCCAGATGATCTGCAGCATCGGATATCCGCCATCTTCGGCGCCGGGCTCGGAATCCTCGCTTTCGGTCAGATAAATGAAAAATTCACCCCAGACATCAAGATTGACTGACAACAAAAACAAGGTCGTTTGGAAATCGAATTCTTCTCCGAGCACATTGCAGATCGGGTACCAATTATAGATTAGCCATTGTTCGACTTCGGCCTTGTATGCTTCATCCTGCCCCATCCAGACCGGCAGCCAATGATTCGGCCCGGTCGCGTACATCGCTTTTTCCTGAATCGCCACCCGTAATGGCCCGAGATTTTTGAACAGATAAAAAACGTGGGACCGCAGAACGCCGATATCACCAAACGGCACTGCTTTATCAGTTTTGAGCGGAAATTGCCGGATATAAGGCCGGGTAAAATCCTCAGGATGACTAGCCCGAATCAGCTTGTAATTGACCAGCATAAGCTAATAAAGAAAGCGCGCACTTGTCCGGTTCTGGAGATAAGTGAACCCCATGAGTTCCATAATTGCCCGGGTATAAGCCCCTAACTGATCCTGTAAACTCATCGGCGCCGACCAGGTCACCGATTCGCCGGCATTGACGCTTAAGACCTGTTTACCACCGCCGGCCGAGATCGCCGCGCGAATCTTGTCCCGATCATTCTGGAGTTGGCCCAACCCTGCCTTGAATGCCGCCTCGTAATCCGGGTCCCCGGGTTGCCCGAGTTGATAGGCCCGGGAAAGCACATCCATTTTCAAGTCAAGCGCGAACTGGCATTGCTCTTCCGTCATTTAAAAATGAGCGGAATGTCAAAACGCCGCTTTCGGATGTTTAATTGAAAAAAGAATTTAAGTTTTCAAACAATCGACCGTAGTAGTTAGATATGACAAATAATTTCTCTAAATCCAAAACCATCAATAAACAAACTTTCTACTTCCACAAAACCCTTAAACAGTGGTTTTGGAACAGCCCGTTGGGCTGGATTCCAGCCACAATCAAATAACATATAAAAGCCCGCTCCAAAAAGAGCGGGCTTTTATTTGGCAATCTTAAGAAGATAAAATGAAAGGCGGCAAACGAGCAGGTTCCGGTCGCAAGCCCGGAGTCACTGATGGGCGACGACAGATCTGCATCCGGATTAAAGCTGAGATATTGGAAAAGCTTGGAAACAGACCGGCCTTAACAATTAGAGAATTAATTGAAAATTTAATTTAAGTTTTCAGTGAGGCTGACGTAATTATTTAGTATGAATTCCTCTTCTTTTTCTTCCTTCCGCGACGGTCTCTCTTCCTGCGGCCTTTCCGAGGCCGATCTTAACCGGTACGGTCTTCCGTATCGATCCCAAGCCGAGCTTGTTCGGCACTGGGAAAAGTGCCGGAAAGCCCGCAAGGCTGGCAAGCCCGCTCAGAAATGAGCGGGTTTTTTGTTGGTTTTATTCGAAACCCTAAAGCTTGATAATCCCGGCCATGATCGCCATCCCGGTTAAAAAGTATTCGCAATCCCAGTAATGATCCTCGCGCCGATCCGGCCAGACCAGTTCCAATCTTTTAGTGCGGTCATTAACCCTTTCCACTTTAAACTGGTTATAGACCTGCCGGATATAACTTTCCGGAACATCGCTCGGAATTTCCCAGTTGACGCTAGCTTTGCCATCCCTGAAAAAAGCGGTGATATCTTTCAAGCGTGGCGTGGCGAGCGTGATGAGCGGGCAATTTTTGCCTTTTTTGAAACTCCAGACATCACGGATTGAGCTAAACGGTTTCTGGATATATCCGATGGTCTTCCCAGTAAAATCCTTTTTGGGATGGTTAAAATTGTATTCATCGCTGCCGACTACCGCAAACCAACCATACTCGACACAAGCCGCGTACACCATCTCGCTTTGATGCGCTGAATCCACAAAAACGAACCGGTCTTCGATTGCGTATTCAATCTGCAACGCGCGCAAGTCTTCAAAGGTCGCCACCGGCAGCGCGCACAGAAGCTTGCTGGCGGCCGTTTGCTCAAATCCCCTTATGACGACCCTGAAATCCTTCAGCTGCACGTCTACAGCCATTCCGCGCAGCGCCTCACCCGGATAGCGCGCTGCCTTGAACTGGTTCAACTTGTAGGGAAAGCGGACAATCTCAGGAGTTTTATCGGCCGGTTGTTCCTCAAAGGGTTCATTGATCGTGTCGCACAAGAAGCGCTTAAACGGTTCGTAATCGCCTTTTGATTTGGCTTCCATCGCCATCAGCCAATCCGCGCCGATAGATTGCCAACTGATCCACGGTGCAATGGCGCCCCAATAGGACCAGCTCGGATAGGGCGCGCCGGGGTTGTGACTCACGTAATCCCCGTGATCGAGGATATAGAGCCGGTCTTGCGGCGTATCCCACCATTCGTAGCCGCAGACAATCGGCTGATTTTTCTCGTCCACTCCGACCGGTGCCGGACAAGTCAGACAGATCGATTCACAAAGCAAGCCTTTGGTTATGTATCGAAAATTCTTCCAGCGGACCAGCTCGAATCCGCCGCACCGCGGACATCGCAAATGCCAATGATCCTGGGTCCCGCCCAGAAACGCCAGATGAATCGTGTCCTCGAACTTTTTAGAGGTCGACATCCGCCAGATTTTCAGATCCGGCTTGCTCCGCGTCCTGACCAACGCGTATTCAACCCGGCCAGGCTGATAATCTTTCTCCTCATCCAGGATCAGGTATCGGATCGGTTTACCGGACAGATCCGCAGTCGAGCCGGCATTAGCCAGATTGAACATCCCGGTTGCAAAATCGATTTTCAGCTTCGAAATCCCGCCCCGGCGCTTCGGCAACCGGCGCTGAATCGGTTCGCACATATCCAAACTGGGTTTGAGCCGGGTATCGAAAAAGAGTTTCGAAAATTTTTCATTTGGCGTGACCCACATCATCGGTCCGGGATCCTGGTCGAGCGCCCAGAATGCGCAGATAATGGCTTTCTGCGTTTTACCCGACTGCGCGCCGGCCATTTCAACACCGCGTTTAACCCGCGGATCGGCAAAGGCGCGCATCTGGGGTAACAAGAACTTGCAGATTCGCGGGTTGAACAACCCTTTATGCGTCGCGTTAGGGTCGAGATAGAAATATTTCGCACCCCACTCTATAGGGTCGATGAACAATTTTCCTTAATGTCCCTGGCGTTCTTTCAGCCATTTCTCGGTTTCGGCTTTGATTTCTGCTCGGGAATTTTCCATTTGCCATTTAATCGCGAGTTGACGCTGAATTTCGTTCCAAACACGGATGCATTTGGCGACATGCGCCCGGATCTGGTCATCTGAAAGTTCTTTATCCCACGGCAACCCGTTCGCACCGCCGATCAGATGGCAGATTGCCAAGGGTTCATCGATATAAGCGCTCGGAGTCATTTGGTGCCGCGGGGCCGGTTACCCGGCCCAGGAGCCCGTTCACGCTGCGGGTACCTATACAGCAGATACACTCTCTTTTACCAGAAGCCAATACGTTCAAGATCTGGTCATCACTGCACATTCCAAGCAGCCTTGATCCGTGCAATCGCCCAGTCCGGGATCGCGGAATTGGTTTGCTCGGTATTTTTCATCGTCAAATGAACGATGCCGCGCAACCGTTCGATGAAATAAGCCCGGAATTCGCCTCCGTCTTTGAATGCCATCAGCGCCGTCGTCTCCGAGCTTAAAAATTGCGAGACACTGATCCGCAACCATTCGCTGGCCGCCGTCACCGCTTCCTGCGCTACTCGCAACGGCACTTGCGTTTCGGCTTCTCTGCGTGCCGTCTCAACCGCCAGATCCAACCGGCGAAGTGTTTCACTGCACCGCAACCAGAATTCCTGCGCGGCCTGAATCTGAATCGGATTGCCGCGACTTAAGGCGGCCTGCAACCGGCGGTGAGCTTCTTCTTCCTGATTTTCTAAACGTTCGAGCGCTGCCGCTGCGCCGCGTTTGCCCGCAGGGGGTAATGTCTCGCCATTGCCGGCAGGTTCCTGATCATTTACGGATTGTGCCGCGATTTTCTGCGCTTCCTTACGGCGCCTTGCCTTTTCAACATTGGTTTCCCTGGTCCGTTTTTTCTCAATCCAGCTCTGAACTGATGCATGACTGCGTAAATCGCAACCTTCTTTAGCCCAGCGCCACAAAGTCGCGCGATTTTTGCCGATTCGTTTGGAAAGCTCGAGAATTTCAGCCTCTGAATAGGCCATCGATGCCCTATATTACTCGCAAATATCTCGCATAGAAGATTTTATCTAATCCATGCAAAAATTTGCCAATGACGGAACC